ATTTATCAACCGCCTCGTAATAACTTTTCGCTAAACCTTTTTCTTCTTTGGCTTTACGGCTTTCCTCTTTACAGTTTCCACCACGACCTCGGCAGGCTTGGGTGCGAACATCGTGCCACCGATGCGCACAAGGGATGCGAGTGCAGGGAAACCCGCCACGGTCAAACCGCCAGCAAGCAGCATCACAACGAGTGCGATGGTGCTGTTTCCAGCGTCAGGGGATGTGGGCTTTGCGGGGGCTTTTCGTTTGTCAACATCCTTGTTTGGGTCGTAGTCGGGCCTTACCCTTCTAAGGGCATCAGCAAGGGCATTAGCCCCGCCATTGTAATCACCTTGGCTATGTAACACCTTGCCTGCGCCCCGTGAATCTGGGCCACCCTGCACCATAATGCGAGGTGTACCGGGAAGGAACCCGAGCTCCTTGACTGCCCAGTTATCGGGGCGGTAACTTTGCACTAAGAGGGTGTCAGCAAACACGCTGAGTGCGGGGTTGCTTTCGAGATCTGCGATCACTGCCTTGCATTCAGACGCTGTGCCAATTACAGTTAGCCGAAGCTTTTCCCGGTCATCGATGAGGTCTTTGCCCTTGCCCTCGATTGCGCTGTAGGCTTGTTTGCGTGTAACCTCTCGACCTCCGAGCCAGAACTTTTCCACGCCTGAGTCGATGCGTGAGCGATCGAGTCCGAAGTTTTGTTCCTGTTGTTCGATGATCTTTGCGAGGTGTGATGCGGGAGGCGGGAACGGGGCGAGCTCCTGGTCTGCACTCCAGTTGCCATCGGGCAAGAGTTCCCGGTAGCATTGGCGGGCCATGATCCAGACGCCGAGCTGCTTGCCTGCGCTGTAGAGTGCTATCTGGTTGGCATCGATGGCTCGCCATTCGTAAGGCGCTACGACCGCAGCGCTCGAGGGTGTGCCCCATTTCTGCCCGTACACCTTAACCGGTTCGCCCTCGTTGTACGGCATCGGAGGAGGCGGGGGCGCGATCACGACCACGGCCCAGCCACCACCACCCGAGACCCATCTCTTCTTGAACTCTGCTGGTGTCATCCATTCGTACTTGGTTTCCCCCGGGAAGTTGTTATCTAGTATGGCTGCCCATTTATCAGAGAGGTGTACTGCGTTAACCATGTGTGCGATCTTGCCTGTGTACCTGGGCGAGTAGCCGTAAGTGACCGAGGGCATCCGACCCGTGGTCAGTGCGAGCTTAATCAAAGCGGGGTCGCTTCCCTCGTACTGGAGATATTGTGCGCCGTCGCAATACTTGGCGAGCATCTTCTCGACCTTGGACGGATAGCCACCACCCTGCTCCCGTGTCATCTTCTGCTGGAGTCCGAGGATGCTATCCACATTTTGCCAGCGCCCTGCGTGCTCGATTGAGGTGAAGACGCAAAGGCCTGCGCCGTCGCGGCCTCCGGTGTTCTTCATCTGTTGCGAGCCGGGCAAATCGATTTGAATTTCCTCGGCACCATCGGGAGAGGTGCGACCACCCTCGACGGAGGTTGCCTCGATTTGACTGAACAGCAAGAGAGCTAGGAAGAGGTTCATCATGGGCCTTTCGGGTTACTGCGCTTTAAGAAGTTTTCGGATCGCTTTGATTTCTGCTTTGGTCAAGAAAGAATCCTCTTGCTCTGCGTCACGCTGCTGCCTCTCAGCTTTGCGTTTCGCTTTTTCTTCTAGCGAAATATCTTTGACTTTGGTTTTCACTGACCATTTGCCCTTCACCTTTTTCGGTGGTTCAACTTCTGTGTCTTGCGTGAGGTGGTCGGTCTGCGGTGTGTCCTCAATTTCGACCATAACATAGGTGCTGCCTTCAATCTCGCCACCCTGCCAGCCTTCGGCAAACGATGTCTGCGGGTGGTTGGTGTGTGGATAGGATGGAAACTCTAAGATTGTGTCACCGTTTATTTTTGCGTATTGCATGATTGATTAGCTCCGAGTGAAGATTGAGACTCTGTTGCCTGTGCTGCCGACGGTTTGGCTGCTATTAGTTGCATAAACGCTCGTGCCATCTGCGGAAATGCACACGCCGTAAGGTTGTGTGCCAGTTGCAATTGTACTAGTACCAGATAGCGCACCTGTGGTCGTGTTGCGTGTGAAAATCGAAACTGTGTGAGAGTTGTAATTTGCTGTGTAAACGCTCGCACCATCTGCGGAAATGGCCACACTGTAAGGAGCTGTTCCGGTGGCAATCGTACTAGTGCCAGATAATGCGCCTGTGGTCGTGTTGCGTGTGAAAATTGAAACTGTGTTGGATGCGCTATTAGCTGTATAAACGCTAGCACCATCTGCGGAAATGCAAACAGCTCTAGGCACAGACCCAGTAGCAATCGTGCTGGTGCCAGATAGCGCACCTGTGGTCGTGTTGCGAGTGAAGATTGAGACGTTGCTGGAACTTAAATTAGCTGCGTATACGCTAGTGCCATCTGCTGAAATGCAAATGCCGAGAGGAACACTTCCAGTTGCGATTGTGCTGGTGCCAGATAGCGCACCTGTGGTCGTGTTGCGTGTGAAAATTGAAACTGTGTTGGATGCGCTATTAGCTGTATAAACGCTAGCACCATCTGCGGAAATGCAAGCGTCGTATGGACCTGTTCCGGTGGCAATCGTGCTGGTGCCAGATAGCGCACCTGTGGTCGTGTTGCGTGTGAAAATTGAAACTGTGTTGGATGAGTAATTAGTTGCGTAAACGCTCGCGCCATTTGCGGAGATGCAAATGCCGAATGGACCTATTTTGGTGGCAATCGTACTAGTGCCAGATAATGCGCCTGTGGTCGTGTTGCGTGTGAAAATTGAAACTGTGTTGGATGAGGCATTAGTTGCGTAAACGCTCGTGCCATCTGCGGAAATGCAAATGCGTCTTGGACTAGCCCCAGTAGCAATCGTAGTGGTGCCAGATAATGCGCCTGGGCCTGCGCTTAATCTAACAACACCCATGATTTTTCTAGAGATAGGCATTAGAAATTCTGGCCTCCAACCATGGCATACCATGTGGTGCCAGACCCATCCCAAGTATTGAGTACGAATATATCTACCTTGGCATTGGTGCTTGTAAGTGTGGGTGCCGTACCACCTGACCACTTTACCGAAGCTGGCCAAGTGACTGCTCGAGCTGTTCCGTCACAAGTGAAAGCCAAAGTCAAACCATATGCCCCTGTTGGTATGTTGCTGAAGGTGATGCTGGTGATCGCTGCGTTCAAACTCACTGCAAACACATTACCCAAGGCACAGTTTAAGTTAAGCACCCCTGCCGAAATAGTCGGTGCGGTTTTCACTTCGATTAAGCCGGTAATCGTAGGTGTTGTGAGTGCTGGCGAGGTGGCGTGAACGCCTGCGCCTGACCCTGTGGAAGTAACCACACCCGTTCCGCCAGATGCCACGGAGAGCGTAGCGCTTAAGCCTGAAGCGGTTCCGGTGATACTTCCTGACGGTGTAACATAGTCGGTGCCTGGCGTTGCTACGACCATGCCGCCAGAGTTGCCTTTAAGTATGCCGCTAATTGCGCATGAAATAGTGATCGCTGGTGTGCTTGTGCTTGTGGCTACGGTTCCGGCAAAGCCGTTTACACTCACAACAGAAACGCTCTGTACTGTTCCGTTTGTGCCAGTGATCGTAAAGCTCGGATAAGTGCCAGTAACACCAATGCCAGAACCTGCCGTTAAGACTACCGTTTTATCAGAAATGAGACTGCTGTAGAGGCTATTAATTGCTGAGTCACCGGAGTTCGTGCCACTTACGGAGGCCGTTGCGGATGCGGTCAAGGTGGCACCATCTGCGATAGTAAGCGTTGCGCCGGTAGCTGGTGCCGTAACGGTGATCTTGTTAAGGCTGGTCGCTGTCGCTGCGCCAATGTCAGGAGTGACTAGCGTTGGACTCGTATCAACTACAAACTTGGAGCCGGTGCCGGTTTGGCTTGCTATCACGGTAGCATTGCCAGTGCTTGTAATTACTCCGGTAAGGTCTGCGTTGGTGGTAACTGTTGCAGCGTTTCCTGTGATCGATCCAGAAGGAACAACATAGTCGGTGCCAGAAGTCGCTGCGCTTATTGCAGTGCCATCGCCTTTGAGTATTCCGGTTATCGATGTCGTTATTGTAATCGCTGGCGTGGTCGTGTCGGTTGCCACTGTGCCAGCAAAGCCGTTTGCGGATACTACGCTTGCGGTGGTAACTGTTCCAGAGCCGCCGCCTGCTCCACTGTAAGCAATCGTAAAGCTAGGATAAGTGCCAGTAATGGTAATATCGGTGCCGTTCGTCAAAACTACCGTTTGGTCTGGTGCTGAGTTGGTAACGGTGAATGAAGGGTAAGTGCCGGTAACTGTAATGCCGGTGCCATCGGTCAAAACTACCGTCTGATCTGGATCATCATTAGTAACGATTCCGGTGGTGTTGTCGTAAGTAATTCCAGTGCCTGCCGAGATCGCAAGTCTTGCGTCTGCGTCTGTGTATTGCGTGATATCAGAATCGATAGTAAAGCTCGGATAAGTTCCAGTAACGGTAATGCCGGTGCCATCGGTAAGAACTACGGTCTGGTCAGGCTCCGAGTTCGTTACGGTAATATCGCCAGTGGTCACATCAAGAGAAATGCCAGTGCCTGCGGTCAAAGACGAAACGCCTGCGCCTCCGGTGTATGCGGTGGTTTGTACCGTGGTATCTGCGAAAGTGATTCCTAGATGTGTAACTTCCGTTCCTGTCGACGTCGAAGAGTCCCATGCTCGAAGTGTGGTTCCAGCTAATGAGTCTAGATAAAGAGGTCGTGGCGTCGCTGAGCTTTGTTCCGTGGTGATTAGCCAGCCAGCCTGCCAGTTGAATTCATACCCTACCGAGCAAACAATCGAGATACCATAGTTGCCGCTTCGTGCGGTGTCAAAGGTTCCCTTGCCGATAAATTGCCCACTGGTTCCATCGAAAACAATGTTGCCGGTCATCGTGCCGCCAGCAAGTGGTAGAAAGTCACCACCGCTAGGCGTAACAAAAGTAAGAACTCCCGCGCCGTCTGTTTCGATTACTTGCCCTGCGGTGCCGTCTGCCGTCGGAAAGGTCAGTCCGTTATTAATAAGGCCAGCAAACTCCACTGCGTCCGTTGTGTTCAAGGTCTGATCAAAGGAGTCGCCTGGATCACCCTTAAACCCTCGGCCATCGTAGACGGTCACCAGCGTTTCGCCTTGTGCGACTGTGACGATGCCAGATTCTGTGACCACTACGATATCAGGCATTATCTGGTAACCTCCGCTTTCACGGTGAAAGTGCCTTCGATGAGTCTGATCACCGTTGAGCCGTTATAAAGCTCGAGATCGTAGAAGTATTTACCAGGCGTAATCGCCTCCATCGTTGCAGCGTCAACGAGTATATCCACAGTGCCAGCGGCACCGCCAAGCGTGATTCGGGTGTTTTCGGTGGTGAGCTCCAGCGTGACGGTTGCGCTTGCTGCGGTTGGCCTTACTTGCATTGCTGCGGTGTAGCCTGTCAGATCGGTCTCGACCTCGTCAGCGTCGGTATACAATATGGTACGGGATAGGGTTGCGCCCTGTTCTGCTGCGAAGTTATATAAGCCTGCTGGCATAATGACCTCCGAAAAAAAGAATATTACCGAGGTTAACTTGGCTCGGGTGGCGATGCAAATCGCTCGCACTAGTTAGGGCGGTGGTGTAATAAATTCCATAGTAGCATTTACCGAACTTAGCCAGTAATTGTTTGAGTTGAAGAAGTCACTAACTTGGTACTTAGTGCCGGAAAAACTGCCTGGCGCATACGGAAAAAATGCGTATTGATAGAAGTAGTTTTTAGGCTTTTTAGCGCTGTTGTAAGTGCTGTACTTTATGGCAAAACTAGAAGTTGTGTAATACAATTGGCCTTCCATACCTGCCGTGGCTCCGCCAGTATCTCCTAACAACATCGGAGTTTCATAAGATTCGTATGCTAGGTCAATTGTTATAGGAATATAAAATGGTTTGTTTGGAGAACCTCCGTTGAAACCTGTCGCATTAAAAATCATCGGCGCATCTGGGGCAAAATCTTTGGAAAATGTTTCCCCTGGCTTAACTAGCTCCAACTTCATGTGCAATCTACCTGGGATATTATAGAAATTTTCCAAAGGCCCAAACCAATAGCCTGACGCTGCGTCATAGGTTAGCGTTACATCAATATCACCTATCGAAATGTCCGTGCCTTCCTTGACAAACTTCGAGTCTGTCATTGTTAGCCTGACATCAGGAATATTCATAGTGCCACTGAAGACAACGGTAACAGGCGGCCAGTAAGATGCGTGTCCTACTGCGTATATACTTACACAGGTAAAAGTTAAAGGTGCGGCTTTCAAATCAAATGTTGGCGAGATATTTCGACCACCGGCAATAGGTGGTGCGTAACTTATAAAACCTAGACCTGTGAAGTCCGATAAGGTGTTTTCAACCAATACCTCGTGCCTATATGAGATGTTTGGTTGTACAAACATATTTACATAACCATAGTGGCGGAACCTAACAAGATTAACATGAGGAAAGCCTTGTGCAATTGTCGCTATGGTGATAGATCCATCGCCTTGCGTTATGGTTGCGGTGCTTGGTGGCAAAGTTCTGACGGAAGGCGGACAACAAATAATGTCCTCTATTTCCGTTGCTCCTAGTTCAATGCACTCAGGAATATTGTAGTTTTTGTAGAACCAGTAGAGGCGTAATCCGATGCCAGCCGCTGGAAGAAGTGGAATTATTGGATTAACTTCGTCCGTTGCATTGGCCACTGTTTCATAAAGAACAGCGGAGGCGTGTATAAATTCGTTTAAACCACCAGTAGTTTGCACAAAATGCTTGCCGCCGTTTGCCGTTCCTGCAAGCGTGTAGTAGAACAAGTTCTCACTTTCATAAGTTGTTAATTTCTCCCACGGTGTAGTGCCTGGCCGAACTACATAGGGGCCGTTTTGAGATAAGACCGTTTGGTTTTTAACCAGTACATAATTGCCGTTGACAACTGTCACTCCGTCTATGGTTTGTGAACCGCTTAATGAAATATTTGCGGTAGTTGCTGCTTGAAACATACCCCAAATAGCAACAGTATTGTAAGTTCTGTAAGTTGCACCAAAATTCTTGAATCGTAAATAATAGACGGTATCTCTTTGAATAACTTTAACATTGTTTTCAAAAACGATAAAAACTACAGGGCTTGAGTCTAAAACAAACCCAACGCCCAAAACTGTTTTTGCTATTTTATTGGCGCCGTAGGTGCCTTCCGCTGCTTTAATAAAACTTCCATTTGTTAAAGTGCCATCTCTTGCCCATAATCCTGCTGATGCTAAATAAACACCGTTCTGTGATTGTGCCGATTGGTCTTTAACCAATACTCTTTCACCTGCTCCAACTTCCACGCCGTCAATAGTTTGTGAACCAGACAAAGTAATATTTGTAGTGGTTGCCACCTTGCAAGCATTAAAATGATAAATATCTTCAAAATTAAATACTGTGCTTGAAGAGTAATTTATGTAATCAACAAGCACCGGATTTATTTCTAATGCTGATAAATCTGATGGACTGCTTAGTTTTACGCTGAAACCTGGAGAGTATGGGCCATTAAATCTGAAAATGCTGTTGCCGCTTAACTCGCCGGTGGTCGAATTTACTCCTTCTACATCTCCTTGCCAAACGGCAGCTTGTAACGGTGTTAGTTGCATTACAGCGCTTCCAGTGCCACAACTCTGGCGGTTAAGTCTTCGATGGCGTCGAGCATTGCTTGAATGTCCACGGTTGCAAACTCGACCGCAGTTGCTCCAGAGTTGACCTTAAGAAACTTTCCACCTGCGCTAGTGTAGCTCGCAGGGAAATCGGTTGCGCCTTTGAGCGTGAGTGTTCGCCAACCCTTGGCGCCTGCGTTAGTGGTTGCGTAAAATCTGTCATTGCCTGGGCTTGCCGTGTCGTTCACCAGCTTAAGCGCCGTCCATGCTGGTGAATTTGGATTACCACCTCCGGTGAGCGAGTTGGTCGTTGTCACATTATTCGCCGAAAAAACTACGGCAGAATTTGCGCTGTTGACGGTTAAAGAGTAGTAGGTGCTAGAGCTTCCATAGGTTGCAGGCGAATCACTAAGAGCGATAAAAGTGGTATAGCTTGGCCCTTCGCCTATTGCGCCAAACTCTAGCGCAGTAGCAGCATCATTGACCTTAACCACTCGGCCTTGGTTTCCTAAGTAGCTCGATGGCGTAACATCGGACAAAGCTAAGAATTGCCTTATGACTGCGTTATCGTAATCAGCACCTGACAAAGTAACGGTTGAAACTTCAATGCCTGTCGGTGTGCAGATAACATCCGTAACGACTTCAATGGTTGCGGAACCGCCCGAAGCCGTCTTCACCACAAACACGGGCAAGCCTGCCGAGGTGTAGCCCGAGAACTGCCCCATGTAGTGACTACCAACTGCGAGCGCGGCACCGTTTAACTCTTTGATCTTAACCTCATTTATGTCGTTCATGGTGTTGGCGCTGGCGTGGTAGTCCACCCGCTGCCCGGTGTTGAGGGGCGAACCTAGCGCCGTCACCTTCACCACCGACATCGTGGAACCGCCGAGCATGGGCCCGATCCGTGTCGGCGTGGTCGTGTCGCCCTCGACCGCTTTCACGACGCGGGCGATGCGTCTGGCACTATCTTCTGTAAAGCCGTAGGCGCTGGACATTAAAGTATTTTCCTGTAGATGGGGGTGAGATAGGAGTAATCAATGTCGTCGTAAATACGGAAGCGAAGGAAGCCTTCGTTCGCCTCAGTAGGGAAGACCCCATGATCGAGAGGAATGCCAGTGTCACCTATGATGACTACCCCATTCGGGAGAACATTACCCGCAACATCTCGAGCCGTGATCAGTTGGGTGCCGTTCCATTCGGTGTAGCTATGATTCAGGACTAACGCATCCCAGCTTTCTTTATCTAGTAGGTATTCAAGCGAGATCCTCCAGTACTTGACGCCGTTCTCATAGACCCTCTTTGCGGTGACTTTATCGAGGAGCATACTGCGGGCAGGGAAACCCGAGAACGCATCCGCATTGACGCACTTGACCCGTGCCATCCATGTGAGAGCGACGAAGGTGGCACTGTTAAATTCTAGCTTCATAGTGAGTAACGGCTTGTGAGACATCACCGGAGGGTCGAAGCGCTCGCCGTTCCCATTCACCATCGGCTTGCGTGGGGTGCTAAAATCTTTGTCGAGAACCCATTCCTTGTCGCCCGTACTAAAGTCGATGTCCGTGGGCCTCGTCAGCGGGTTCTCGTTCGCCTCGCTGGCCTTCTCTTCGGGTGATGCTCCCTTGTTCTGGCTCGCTACCTCGGGCGTCTGCGCTGCGCTCGGCGTGGAGCTCGGTGCCACGGTGTCGATGTTGGAGTTGTAACTGCAAGTGATTTTCCAGAAGTGCGGGTCTTCCATCTGCGAGGCAGTCCTGCCGACACAGAAGGCTTTATCATATTTTGGGTGCGCTGAGAACATGGCGGGCAGGTTCTCACCGAAGAGGTTGGGCACATCGTCGGCCACATCGTTCGTCTGCACAATGAACGAACGCACCAGCGAGACCTGGCGCTTGCTGTCATCACTGCCGGTTCGGCCTTCAAAAGTTTCGTAGGTGTTCACGACTGCCATGAGGGCTCCTTTAAACTTGAACGATGTTCATCTGGTTGTTGTTCGCCGTTGCTGCTGCGATCGCTGCCAAGTAGTTATTTCTTGCGGTGTCTTTTTCTTCTGCACGCTGTTGTAGCCTTAGTAATCTATCTGAGGCACTTTCCCCGCCGTTTGCGTTCTGTATCTTGAGCACTTGCGAGAAAGCCGCTGCCGAGCCCTGCATGAGTGCGGCAGGGTTTTTCAATTCTTCCATCGCTCCCACGCTGCGTTCTAGTTCGTCAGCAAGTTGCGCTGCACCCGCTGCGAAAAGATCAGGCCGATCCGCAAGGGTCATTTGCAATTCTTCCATTTTTCTGCGATAGGTTTCGAGTGGGCTTTCAATGTTGGAAAGCTCCCTGATCCAGGCGGGCATCTGATCACCGCCCATAAAGGCGTTAAGGCCTGAGACATCGAGGGCGTCAAACTGCGATTGAATCCCACTGATTGAGTTGGCGTACTCTTCGTTCGTGATTGTGCCTCGCTCAAGCTGCATATCAAGAGCAGCAAAGGCTTCATCTTTGACCTTTTCAAGAGAAGCACCCATCTCTTCAACGGAGATGTTTCCAAATGCTAACTGCCTTTGGAACAATGCAATTGCGGAAGCTGTGCCACCTGAAAGCTGCTTTAAGAAAGCGCCATACCCTATAGTCTCGCCCAGCATCCCTAGATGGAGGCCATCCGTGAAGGTGTGGAAGTTGCTTTCAATCTTATCCAGTGCCGTTGCAGTATCGAAACCTTCCGAGGATGCGCCAGCGAAAGCATCGTTAAAGCTCTTCATAAACTTTGCGACGATGCCCTCGGCTGTGTTCATGCCTGTGTTGCCGATCGATTCTAAAATCGATTTGAATGCGTCATTCATTTTTTTCTTGATTGCTTCTGCATCGATGCCTGGGCCGCCACCATCAACCTTGCTATTAGCGTAGAGCCCGCCAGTTATGCCACCGATGATCAATCCGGGGACAGCGCCTAAGCCACCCGCTGTTGAGCCAGCAAGAAGGCCACCGCCTGCGCCAGCGGCTATACCTGCCACGATTGCTGCGAACTTCTTGAGCCCGCCTACTGCGTTAATGATTTCATTGATTACGGTGATCGCCCCGCTCATTACCGACTGCATGGAGACCATCACCGCTTGAGCGAAGGAAACAACCACCGCCCTAATGCTGTCGATATTTCCGACCGCTACATCCGCGCCGCCCATTGTGGTGAAGAAGTTCACCAGTCCCGAGAACGCTTGAAATAACACATCCCGCACCACCGAGAGAACCATGCCTATATTTTTTATTGCTGGAATCAACGAATCAAAGTTACTGCGTAAGTTTTGCATGAAGCCGATCAGGCCTTGCGAGAACCCTTTTAAATCCAAAGCTTCCACAATGACTGCGCCGAACTCGGTGAAGAAACCCTCCACCTCGCCAGCGAGCCGAGCGTAAATACCCTTAAGTGTTCCGGCTTGCGCCTCTGCCTGCTTGATCACCTCGGGGTTGCTTTGCATATTGTTCAACGCGTTGAGCGCTGTCGCAGTCCCGACTTCATTGTTAGCCAGCATCCCCATCGCTTCTTGTGCGCTGATCGCTCTGCCCTTCACTATTGACAACCTTTGTGCCAGTGCATCGTAAACCGGTAAGCCCATTGAAAAGAGTGTTGCGAAATCATCTTTGGAAACTTGCCCGGTGCGGGTCATGTTCTGGGCGACTTCCCCTAGTTTATTAAACACATCCGTAGCACCCGAGCCAGCGATGAGGGAGGTTCGCCCAAAGCTTTCAATCATGCGTGCTGCGTCTGCGCCCGAGACCCCGAGGCCGAGGAAGCCCGTGGCGAGCTTGCCGACCGCATCTTGTGCGATGCGCCCCTGGTTGGCGATCTCGCCCATCACGCCACCAAGACGCTCTGCATTGGCTTCGCCTGCGAGCCCCTTAATTCGGGTCAGTATCTCTTCGGTGTTTGCAAAAGCCATCACCGCTCGGTCGTAGATTTTGTACACGCCATAAGAGGCGAGAGCGCCCCCGATCGCGGTGACCGGGTTCATGATGAGGTTAGTGACGCTTTTGAAAATAGAAGAGGCAGCGGACTTGATTTTGGTTTCGACATGGGTGAGGAACGATGCGAGCTTTGACTTGGCTTGCGATTCTTTTGCGGCATCGCCACCACCCACTGGAGCTTGCCCGCCCTGGGTAAGAAGCTTCAGCGCATCCTTGCCTGAGATCGCACCCGAGGCGATCCGCTTCATGACTTCTGCGGTTGTTACTGCTTTACCTTCAACCTTGGAAAGTTCCTTGGCCATCGCATCGAACGCTTTCACGCCCATGCTTTCCAGCGCCTGAATGTCTTTAAGGAGAACCTTGTCCGACTCGCCGATCTTTCCGAGTATGCCAGCGAAAGCCTTGCTCGCTTCGCCTGCGTTTTTCGCAAACTTGCCGATGCCTTTGCCAAACTTGTCTAAGGTTGAAGTGATGGTGTCCGCATCGAGGCCGAGCTTCTTGAGCGAGACCGCAAAGGCAAGCGCATCGTCTGCTCCCAACTTCGAGGTCTTGGCGAACTTATGAAGTGCATCCCCCATGACCCCGGCGACATCATCATCAAAGTGTTTCGAGGCCTCGGCAGTGACTGCCTCGAGGCTTCCCATGTCCTCTTTAACTTTGTCGAGGTTGGTGATGAAGTCGGTGATCGACAGGCCCATCGAAACATTTAATGATCCGATAGTTTTTGCCATCATCGACTCCTAGGTTTTCTTAGTGCCCATCGCTGTCGCCCACGCTTTGAGCCCTGCGAAGTTGTCAGGCTTCTTGTTTTCCCCGTACCAGTCCGGGATGAAGTCTTTCACCTCGAGCACCTTTGTCTCGCTGCCTCGCCACACATTCGCTGTCGTTGAGCACACCTGCGCTGCATGAATGTCGGCACGGTCTGCGTCCAGTGGCTCGATCGTTGAGAAAGCCATCCACTCAGTCAACTCCTGGGCATCCATGCCATCTAGGAGCTCCGAGACGGTTTTCTTTAAGTGCCCAGCAAGACGGAATAGAAACCGCCTCCCCGGACGCTCAATTAGTTTTTTCTTGCTTCCTCGACTGCACCGCCACTCATGCCATTATGTTTGGCGCACGCGTCGAAGAGGATGCCAACAAGAGGCGCAGGCATCTCGCCCACAGCTTCGACCTCGGCATCGGTAAAGATGCGCTTGCCCGCTTCATCAGCGATGGATCTCACCACGAGCTTCGCTCGGATGTTGCTCAAGTTGCCCGACTTCGAGCCCGCACTGATTTCACTTTCAAGTTGATCACGCTCACGGGAGCTGATCACTCGGAGAAATACTTTGCCACCGAGCTCGGGGATCTCGATCTCCCCGAGCTTGTACACGCTGCCTGCACTTAATAACTTTTGCTTGTCTAAAATGTGAAACTCCTTAATCAAAAGTCGAAGGTGATTTTGCCTACTGGTTTAACGCCCACGGTAGCTTTCACCGTGTTATCGCCCGTTGCGATGCCATCGACTTGACATTTGGTCACGATACCTTGGAAGCTCACCGAGCCGCCAATGCCTGCATCTCCGAGGGAGATGGAGCAAGCTTGCTCTGCGTCTGCGCTAGGGAGGTCGAGCATTGCAGCGACTGCACCAATGCCAGCGCCAACGCCCACGATTACCGTGGCACTCATTTCGCCACCATCGACCATGCCCGCTGCGTACTCTTTCGCATTGTCCTCACTGCCAAGGTTGGTGATATCAACTGTTCCACGGGTTGCGCTCGGTGGTGTGATGTCGGTCAATCCGCCGAGCGTGGTGCCACCGATGGTGATGGACGACCCTTGTGTTGTGACTGCTGCCATGATTAAGACTCCCTATAGATGATGGAAAAATCCAAAGACGAATGATAAAACACGGTGTCCGAGCCTTCAAAAAACTCGGGCTGATCCTGTTCGTCACTCACACTAACGCCGAGAACGACCACCCCCGAAGAGGTGCCGCGAAAGTTGTCCATCACGACTCGCATTTGATTCATGATGGTTTCAACTTCCGATTGTGTTGTTGCGATTACATCGCACTGCATTCGCACTTCAGGCACCTTGGTGTTGCCGCTGTCGAGCGTGGCCGACCTTATGGTGCTGATGCGATGGTAAACAATGTAAGGAAGAACGGGCTTTTGTGGCGCACGACCGGGATAAATGCGGGTGCCCACGTAACCAGACATCGTAGCATCGTCGATTAGTCGGGCGCGAAGGGCTTTGCTAGCACTCATGATGCGCCCTCGTTGATGGTGTCGTTTAGGATCTTACCCATCACATCGATCGCCTTAGTCTTGTTGTTGTCCCATGCCCTGCGAAGAAAAGGAAACGGTGCTGAGCCTGGGTGAATCGCACCTTGAGCTTTTGCCTTTGCACCCTTACGCTTTAATAAGATTTCATTCGTCAGGTCGTTCTTGCCGGTTGGGTGCGCTGCGGTGCCGTACTCAACAAAGTGAGCGTACTTGGTCGGGATGCGCTCGACGCCACCAATGATGCGCCCTGCTCTGCGCTCTGCCCCGATAACCGAGTAGCCGAACTGGGCACCCTTACGCAGTACCACTTTTTCTTTTGATCCGATGGAGTCATGAAGGATGGAGTACTTGCGACGCACGCTGCTCTTCGCATCGGTCACGATAAGGGCACCCGCTTCATGAAGAGCCTTCTTGATCCCTGATCGTTTCACTTTATCGTTGATGTGTTCCATGAGGTTGAGCAAACCTTTAAGGGCGGAAGCGTCGATGTTGATTGCTGCTCTAGGCATTAGTTCCCCCTTTCGATCGCATCGATCTCGAGTTCCCATGAGCCCTCATCGATGTTTCTGATGCTGACGATTTCAAGCGTGCGACTTCCCATCGAGATGCGATCACCGTGAAGGATGCCATCTTTAAAACGCACACGCACACGGTGCGAGATGGAAGCTTGTCTTGCCATGCCCTGCTCTTGCTCCCTGCCTGAGAGCGGGCGAACACTCGCCCAGGTCGTGTAGTAGGTTGCCCAAGAACGGGTCACCTGACCGTAATCATCCACGGTGGTTGATTCATCACGCTGAAAGCTTATTCTCTGTGTTAATTCGCCTGCTTTGAGCATTAGTTAACAATGCCTCGACTGAACATTTTGACGATGTTATCGACCGCATAGGGCACTTCGTAGCCCTGCGCTTCTCCTACTGTCTCGCGCTGGTTGTACCAGTGGCCGACGAGCATCTTGATTGCTTGTTTTAAAATCGCTGGCACCGCTGCTGCGTTGCCGCAACCTGCGACATAAGTCACCACGATGGAGTTGTAATCGTCAAGGTAGTCGGGCCAGTCCTCATCGTAGGCGGGCATGACACGGCCCGGGTTAGCCGTGATATCAACCTGGTAGAGTTCGTTGTTCCATGTCTGGAGGTTGCCATCGAGGTCGTAATATTGGATTGAGCTCACCGATTGCACTGGGCCTTCGAGATAGAGGATGCCAGAGTCGGGGAAGTCATCTATCGAAAGCGCAAGAGTCTGCGTCACCATTTTGTGACTGGCCATCTGCTCGAGTTGCTGTCGTGCTGCGGTGATGAGCGTATTGATTAGAGCGTCATCGTCGTTGCCATCGATACGGCTGTGCAGTTTCATTTCTGCAAGGGTGATCGGTTCGGTCGCTGGAGGAGTGACGACGGTGAGCATTAGCGTTTCTCTTTTTGTTTTTTCGAGGTTGCCTTCTCAGCCTTGATTTGTCGGGTTTCCGAGACCGGAGGAGCGGGCGCTTCAACAGCGCTCGCCCAACCGAGTCGGATGCAATTAGCCGCTTCATCGAGCGGGAGGTCGTACACCAGATTTGCATCATAAGTGAACGACAAGCCCGCTACAGAAGTATGAAATCTGAGTTTCATATTAAGCAGCAGCCATGACTAAATGCTTAATCGGATCAGTGCCCGCATCCAAGATGCGACCATCATGACGGGAGAAACCAACAAAGCCAACTTGGTGATAGTCGGCATATCTTTCTTCAAGGCGCAAGAGGGTGAAATCTTGAACATCTCGAATCAGATACTTGCTGAAGTCACCGAAGAACACTGCCTTGGCAGATGCTGCGATCGTTGCACAATCTTGATTAATCACGATCGGCGAACCGAGCAAAGTACCAGGAGAAGCGGCGGTGATGTCAGGCTGGAAGATCGGACGGTTTTGTCCGTCGAGCAACTTCCTGATCGCCTTAAAGGTCGAGTCGTGCATCATAAACTTGGCGTTGCCACGATAAGCTGGGTCAACACTGTGCTGCAAATCAACCAATTCACCGTAGGTGATAGCCGTTGCAGAAGCAGCGGTCACACCAGCACCCGAAGCAATGATGCCTTGTGGCTTCGAGGAGTTGTCACCCGTGGTGAAATGGGTGTTAAGGATTCTTGCGATCCTCTCGCCCAAAGCGCCGCCGATGAAACTTTCTAGATCGATCGCAGAGTCTTGCAAGAGCTCAGCGGAAACCCTAATGAGTTTCGATGAATACTTGTAAGCTTTCAAAGTGATCTGGCCGAAGGTTACATCTTGTTCAGCGACTTGAGTATTCTCAGCAAGGATGGCACCAACATTACTGTGATCGCTAACGGTAGGAATCGGCAGGTCATTGCCTTCTGCTGTTCTCAGGATGGTTGCGACTTCTCGCATCCCACCGAAAGCCAGCAAAGACGCTTCAAGCTGATTCAAGAAACCCTGTGGCACGGTATAACCGCCAGCGGAACCGGAAAGGGACTGAGCACGAGCTTCGGTTTGCGACCTAGGAGCTTTTGCATTCAACTTGAATGAAAGGCGATTGTTCCCAAGTTCTAGGCCAGAGCGCTGTGCAGCGTTTCTCTGCTCATTGGAGGCACCGTTTACGCTATGAAATCCGAGCCATCCTCGTAAGGCCAATGCTCTATCTGAAGTGCTTTGACGATCGCCAAAATCGCGCACAAACGCAGGCGCTTCAATCGGCGAAGACCTTCGTGCTGCGGGTCTTTTGGAAGAAGCTTCCAAGCTTGCGAGCTTATTACTGCGAGCAGAAGCGGCTTCTTCGGGTGCGGCTTCTTCTGCTGGAGCTGCGCCGCCTTCGATCTCGGTGATGCGGGCTTCGTGTTCGTCAACCTGAGAAACCAAGGCTTCAAAAGCTGCGGCTTCTTCGGGTGTCAGTTCTCGTTTTTCGGTGGTGCCGTTAGCGTGGATCGCACGGGCTTCGGCAAGTTTTGCGGTGCGCTGGTTGCGCAGTGTTTCGATTTCGGTCATTGGATTTCTTCCTAATATTTGCGGTATTAGGGCAGTGCATCAGTCTCGGTGAGAGACATAAAAAAACGCACAGGCCCCTGAGTACGGGATCTGTGCGTAAAGACTGCACTGATTTCGATAATCGATTAAACCACGGATCTGCGATCCGTCAACAATCGTGCCAAAAAAAAAGGAGGGGGTGGAGGAATTCCCCCACCCTAGTCCACGGAAAGGCGTTTGCGTGAACTAAGGCGAGTCCTTAGTTCATGTTGCTGGACTACCGATCACCCCGGAGGCGAAGCTCCCGCAGGCGTTGCGCTGACCGGATGGCGTCCTGGGTGTAGATCGATAGCGACCTCACAGCAACACTGGTGTCCGGGTAGGCGGGGTAGGTCACCACACTCACATCGTGGAGCTCCACGGCGAGAAGACTGCGCACCCGTTTGCCATCAACCAAGTCCCACGCATCCTCGGAGGTGGTAAAGGCGAAGCTCATCTGCGAGACATCACCCCGAGACATGACCGCCATCAAGTCGGCAGCATACTGGGTGTCAGGCGGGTCGATGGTAACCTTGAGCCCTGTCGCATCGCTCTCAAGTCTTAGGGTGCCCGAGACCGTGCGCCCGAGGATGAGACTAGGATTGTGATCGATCAAGGCCCGCACATCGGGGTTGCTGTCGAGGGAGCGGGTGAATGCGCCTGGGCGAACGAACTCTCGGAAGCCGCCAAGGTCTTCGCTCGAGAGATCATACTTGGCTGCATAGCCGATGATCTTCTGCGCTGCGACATCAACTCGGAGTTCGGTAGAGAACCTGCGTTCAATCGTATTAGTTTTCATCTTTGACCCCTTTCATGTTTTGAATCTTAAGCGAAACCGCTTCGGCAAGTTTCGCTGCGGTCACTGATCCGCTGAAGTCCAACCAAGTTGAGCGGAACTGGTCGAGGTGCCTTTGCACATGACCATCGAGATCGGTGGTCAGGCCAAACGCTTCCAAGACTGGTGAGTAGGCGGACACGACGCGGGCCCGATGCTCGGCACAGAAGTGATCGAGCTTGGTTAAGAACTCTGCTGGTTTGTTGGCAAACCTCTTCACGGCTGAACACTCCACATTTTGAAGGCGTTCACCTGCATCGTCAAGCAGGCGCAAGATGATCGACTCATGAGAGCGAGCGGGTGTGGGTGCCACAGGTGCCACTGGTGCGGGCACGCTGTCAAGCCCGTTGAAGATTTGATCGACCACCGCTTGCGAGAGGAACGGGAATGATGCGATTGCGATCGCCTTGGCCGATGCGATCGGGATAAGCTTCATGCCTACCTGAGTAACCAAGTCAACAAGACTGGTGATCTGTGCGCCGTTGAGTGCGGTGCTTGCGACATCTGCCCCCGCTGCTGCTGCGGGTGCTGCGATTGCTGTCGGGTCTTGGGCCTCGGGTGTGGGTACTGCCACCAAACTCGGATCGGTTGCAGGCGCTGCCGTGGGTGCGGTGCCGAGTGCCTGCATATTCATCGGCTGCATATACACATCGCCACCCTCGATCGGGTTCATGTTTTCTTTTTCTCGTATCTCGTTCACCGACAGCCAGCCCCAGTTGCGAGCGACCGAGTACGACTGATAACGGGCAGCGATCTCGCCCCGTAATTTCCCGTCTACATTAAACTCGAAAAAGAAACTCCCCTTGTCTTTCGGC